TGGTGAAGCCTACTACATGAAGGGCGGGCGGGCGAATTATCTGGGGGACCGTTCAGGAGAGAGCCTGCAAAACTCCGGACTCGGGATCGTCCCCCTGCACGGGCGCTGCAGGTGCCAGCTCGTTCTCGCCGACTGAAGGGGACCGGAAGGATGCGAAGGATGTGGGGAGAAATGACGGGGGCAGTCGGCCCGACAGGCGTTGACCAGATCGAGCGGCGGGACCTCGTGGACGAGTTCCTGCGCCCGCTGACGCCTCGTGAACTTACCATCGTGCAGATGCGGTATGGGCTCGTGGACGGCATCGGCCGTACCCTCGAGGAGGTCGGCCGCCACTTCAATGTCACGCGGGAACGTATCCGGGCGATCGAGGCGAAGGCGCTGCGAAAGATGCGAAAGGCGGCGAAGGAATGAGCGGAGTCATTATCCGTCTCACCCCCGAGATCCGCGAGGAGATGCGCGGCCTCAAGGCCACGGGATTGACCTGCGGGGAGGTAGCCGCAGAGGTCGAGAAGCGGCACGGACTGAGACCGAGCTCGGCGAATGTCCGCCTGATCTGCCGGGGGATCGCGCCGCAGTACAAGGGCAGGAAGCCGGGGGCGCCGGGCGGGAGTAGGCCGAGGGCCGCCAGAGTGGTGGCCTGGGACCGGTTGCTGGATCGGGCGAAGGCCGAGGCGAACGCCCTGGCCGAGGATGTCATCGGACTCGCTGCCGAGATGGAGGAGACCTATATCGGAAATCTGAAGCGGATACGGCACAGATTCATCGAGTACCTGTGCAAGGCGAAGGAGGAGTCTGGGGGGCTCGATCGCAAAGGAGGGCAGCCGTGAAAGGGCGCACAAAAAGGGCGGGAATGGCTCGCGCAGTGGAACGATCATCGAAGGGATCGGCGGGATTGTTCGCGCCATACATCCGCAACGGGCAGAGGGACTACGCGGCAGTAGAAGGATTGCCGAAGGTGTCGTGCGGGGGCGATGGGTACATGACGTTGAGGACGTGGGACGGGGAATGAGGGTTCCAGATTGCGATATCTGCGGGAGACCGCAAAAAGTCCTCGGAGGAATCGAATTCGGCCCCCCGCGTCGCATAAAAAGGCTGCCGGGATGGTGGTGTCGCAAACTGCATGTATGCATTGAATGCGGAAGGGTGGGGGATAAAAGAGGAGGGAGGGCGTGATGCAGGATCGGGGAGAAGCGACAGGCGGCGGGAAGGTCATCCCGTTCGAAAGGATCAGGGGAAGGGTCGGGACCGAAGCGAAGCCGCAGAAGCATGTGCCGGGCGGGCGGCGGATCAGCGAGCAGGAGTTTGCGGCGCTTGGGGAGTCATCGCGAGGGCGGCAAGAGCAGGTGAGGTTGCTATTCGGCCTGTGTGTCGGCATGCAGCACGAGATCGGCATGGCGCATGACTTCGCGGATCTATCACTCATCATGGCCGCCATGAACACCGTCCAGATCAGGCGCGGATTGATCGGGCAGTTGCTACGGCCGAAGGTGTCCTTACCCGAGCTCCGCAAGGAAATGGAGTCCATGCGGGCCTGGCGGAAGGAGATGGTGGCGGCCGAGAGGGAGGGGTTGGCCGCTGCGAAGGCCGCAGAGCACGCGCAGAAGCCGCCGGCGCCGGCTCCTGCCGTGCCCCCCGCTACTACGCCCCCCGTACAGGGCGGAGGCGCCCCCGCCTGATGAAGATCGCAATCCTGCGCGGCCTCCCTGCCCCCAGCGGGTCAAGGCCGCATCTCGGGCTCATCTGGATCAGGCGGCCCATTGATGGCGCCGTAGGGCTCGATATGGGTCCGTTCGGCGTCTACCGGTTCACCCGGTACTGGTGGCCGCTCCCGGTCATCGAGGCTGAACGGTTGCCGGATCCAGTGCCCGCGAGGCAGGAGGAGACGGCCACGCTCGAGCTCCCGCGGATCGTCATCTCGAATGGGCTCCTCTACTACGACCGCCTCCTGATCGGACCCGTGCTCGACATGAAGCTCAGGTGGCAGCCGGTCCCATGGGCGCCCTGGGCGTTCCAGACGCCAGGGCACCGGCAGAAGAAGCTCACCGAGTTCCGCATGGCCGATGTGCGCTGCACCCCGGGCGGCAGGATCAAGGTGCTCCCGAGGAGGCCGTGATGGGGAGACTATGGTGTTTCAGGTGCGGTTATAAAGTAGCCACGGATGCGGAATTGGCTAGGATAGTGATAGTCTGCCCGGAGTGCGGATTCCGCAATGAGTACAAAACGCATCATTGCCATGAAAAAAAGCATGGGCCGAAACTACCAGCTATAAAGCGCGTTGCAGAGTATATGCCGCCAAGGAGAAAAATATCACCTTGACGGACATCCGCCCAGCGTATAAGTTCGGGTCTGTGATGTAGTATTGCGTTCTGGCATTGTGCAGAAGGATAGCGCCAAGTCGGGAGTGACAGATGGACGAGAAGGCAGGGGGCGGCGTTTAAGTCAGCGGTAGCGGTAGTGCAGTAGGGGAAGAGGACATAGGTCCCAGGCGACGGGCCCCGATGAGGGGTTCGCTGGTGGTTGCCAGTAAAATTGCCGAACCCCGTGTGCTGTATGCGCCATAGGGCGCGCTTAAGGGCCGGTTGGCCCTGTCGTCATTTCAGACGGCATTGCTAGGGCACATCGTTTCAGGCGTGAAACAACACGCTTGATTCGATGTGCCCTTTTTGTGTCTCCGGCACGCGACATCAAGGTCCGTTGTTTTCGGGTTCACGCCTGAAGGCAACGGGCCTTTTTTGTTTGTCGCGCAGCCGGAGGGTACATGAGGGAGACAGGGCATTTCAGGATCGCATTCGCACTATTCGCCGCTCTCATCCTCGCTTCCGGGCTCGCATCAGCCCAGACCGAGACGCCCACTGAAACCCCCACGGAAACCGCCACCCCGGAGCCTACGGCCACAGAGACCGAGACGCCTGTGCCTCCCACGGCGACGGCTACGGATACCCCGGTCCCGACCGAGACCCCGACTTTCACTCCGACGGCTACTCCGACCCCGACGAATACCCCGAAGACTTACTGCTACGGGCCCTCCGCTATCTGCTACTGGATCCCCGACGGCATGTCACCGGTGCCGGATAGTTACGAGATCGGTCATGATGCGTGCGAGGAGTGTCTGCAATATACCGCGACCCCGACTGTGACGCCGACATCCACCCCCACCGAGACTCCGACGGGGACTCCCACGCAGACCCCGGAGCCAACGGCTACTCCGACCGACACACCGACCAACACCCCGACGGCGACCGAGACCCCCCTGCCGACGGCTACGATGACCCCGACGAACACGCCGACTCGTACCCCGACGCCCACCCCCACGGCATACGCGATGCGCTACGCGATCCCCTACGACTGGCAGTACGGCGGCGCGGCCGAGCAGCAGAAGATCAATCGGCAGATCGCCCATGACCTCGCGGCGATAGCTGCCGCAGCCGGGTATGCGCTCCCGGTTCTCTCCGTGCAGCCGACGCCCACGCCTACTCCTACACGGACCCCGACGGCGACGCGCACGCCGACTCCGACCAGGACGCCTACACGAACCCCAACCCCGACGAGGACACCTTGATGAGCGAGATCATCATCGGTTCCATTGACTGGGAGAGCCAAATCTGATGAAGGCCAGAGAGTTCATCGGAGGGAATGTCGACTGGGTCAGCCTCGTGGTCGATCCGTGCGAGCCGGCGAACCGAATCCCGCTCACGGTCGAGCTCACCGTAGCCGCCGCGAAAGAGAGCGGTATGGAGTTCATCGAGGCGGCCTGCGCGGCCGGGTTCGACGAGAAGCGTTCCAACTTCGAGCGGATTGTCCCGATCAGTTTTGTCGATGCGAAGAAGCGGATGCTCTACGGGATCGTGTTCCGGGCGAATGAGATCGTCGAGAAGTCAGAGACGGAGCGGTACTGGTCGAGCCCCACGGGCGTCCGGCTGATGATGGAGGGTTTCGCCGAACGCGGGATGCTCGGGCAGGTCGACATGAATCACAACTGCAAGAAGCTCAAGGACGTGTTTGTCGCCGAGCAGGGGATTGTCCTCGCGGGCGATCCCCGCTTCGATTCCGACACTGATCCCCATCCCGAGAACGTGGACGCATGGTGGCAAGGCCATAAGGTAAAGGAGACGCCCGGGGGAGACAAGATCATCGCGATGGCTCTGGAGGGAAAGCTCCGCGGGTTCAGCCTCAAGGGGACCATGGCGTGCGGGCCCGAGGAAGACGTGGAGTTCACAAAGGGCAAGGAGAAGCCGGAAATGACGAAGAAGGTGGGCGATGACAGCGGCAAGGTGAGCCTCATCAAGCAGGCGGCCTCCGCGGTGGGCCAGGCGGTGGCGACGGCGCTCAGCGTGTTCTCGGACAAGATCGACAGCGTGAAGGACACGAAGCGGCTGCAATCCCTCTTCAACATGTTCTGCGATGCCCACTGGGCGGTGATGCAGTCGGCAGATATCGATGACAAAGAGGCCGCCCTTGTCGAGTGTGTCGATGACTACAAGGCCGCCATCGAGGACGGCACGAAAGTCGAGATGGCGAAGATCGGCGGCCGGGCATGGGACAAGGACGAATCGCACGTCGATGCGCTCCTGTGCGCGAGCGCGCGCGGCGTTGAGATAGATCTCGCGGGGCGGGTGTTCTCCAAGAAGAACCTCGAGCAGATGAAGGCCGCCCATGGCGTACTCGGGAAGCTGATAGCGCAGGCCGAGAAAGTGGAGGGCGGCGAGGACGGCGATGGCGGCAAGGGTACGGAGATGACAACCAAACAGGAGGGTGCGGAGATGGACAAGGTGCAGGTGACGGAGCTGGTGGGCGGGTTGCTCGCGGAGGCGCTCAAGCCGCTGACCGAGGGGCTGGCGGCGCTCAAGAGTGCGATCCCGACGGAGCTGAAGCTGTCCGAGGCGGATGCGGCGAAGCTCGGGAAGATCGACGCGATCGAGACGAGGCTGACGGCGGCGGAGGCGAAGGCCGCCGAGGCCCCCGCGACGGCCGAGCAGCAGGTGGCCGCTCTCACGACGAAGATCGAAGCCGGGACGGTGAAGGTGACGGAACTGACCGGGCAGATCGAGACGCAGAAGCAGGAGATCGTCGACCTCACCGCGCAGCTCAAGAAGCTCGGCGCGAGGCGGCCGGCATCGATGTCCATCCCCGGCGGAGAGAGTGACGAGGGTGGTGGTGCCCCGGCGGTGAAGCCTGAAGTGAAGGCGGCTGCAGGGAGGCCCCAGGGGGTGATCCTCTAGAGTCGATGGCTGAACGTAGCATCAAAAACGGATGGATGGACAGACGGACCAATGGAAGGAGAAGGCAGATGAAGGCGAGATACGCCACTTTCGACGAGGTGGCACTGGCGATCAGGCAGGCGGACGTGGGCGGGAGCGTGATGGCGCGCGAGGAGGCAACAGCATTCATCGTCACCACGCTGAAGGAGGCGAAGCTCATGCCCTCCGTCACCGTGGACAGGATCGCCCGCGAGAAGAAGGCGATCAGCACGCTCGGCATGGCCGGTCGCGTGACGAGGAGCCCCGGGGCGCACACGGTCAACGCAGAAGAAGCGACCGTGACATACGGGGAGAACGAGCTGAGCCTCAAGAAGACGATGCTCAACTTCCGAATCGACTACGAGGCAACGATGTTCAATATCGAGGGCAAGGGCATCCTCAGCACCCTCGACGACGTGAGCGCGACCTCGCTCGGCAACTGCAACGAGGACCTCGGGATCAATGGCGATGCGGCCGCTGCGCCCGGGGCCGACCAGAATTTCCTCATCCAGAATGATGGATGGATCACGCTCGCCGAGGAGGTCGGCAGGGCAACGCACAAGGTCAACTGGCACGGCCTGACGAAAATGAGCGAGAAGTTCGAGCAGGCCATCATTGACCTTCCGGCGAAGTGGCGTTCGGCCCCGACCCTCGCGTTTATCTGCAACGATGAGGACGCCCGGAGCTGGAACCAGGAAGTGGCAGCGATGAACGGCGCCTATCAGTATTACATCACCGGCGTTGTTCCCCCCTACTCGGGCATCCCCATCATCGACATCCCGATCTGGCCGAAGGGGACGATCATGCTCACGCCGACCCGGAACCTCCACTTCGGCGTGCACATTGACAACGTGCGCCGCGAGGCGGATGTGGACATCGAGACACAGGAGCTAATTTTCGTGTGGTCGATGTTCACGGACTACGAGTACGGCATCAACGACGCCGTCGCCATCAGCAAGGATCGCGGGTAATCGTAGGCGGGCCGGGCTGAAGCTGGCGGTATGAACGATGGCGGCCCGGCAGGACAGGACGATTCTGCCGGGCTGCTTCTCAAGTGACAGAGGAACGAACTGAAGGGCTGGATACGGTCATGGGGCTGGTCAGGGACAGACGACGTGGCGGCACGTACTCCGTGAGATATGGGGGTATCGACTACCACCTGAAGTCCTATGAGGTGCCCATGCCCGGTACGCCGCAGGTGGTGATAGATCAGGCGAAGCGGTGTGGCGTCGTAGTGCTTCTCCAAGGAGACCCTCCACCGCCACCTCCGGAGAAGGTTGCGTTCGGGAAGGCGGATGGGGACCGGGGCGGGCTGGATATCGGCGTGAGTACCGGCGCCAGGCGGTTGAAGGACAGACTCAGGGATGAGAGGGCAGAGGCCGATGCTGAGATGGAGAAGCGTGCGGAGAAGGCCGAAAAGAAGCCTAAGACGATCAATGCGAAGACCGAAGCAAAGCCGCCCATGAACGATGCAGCCGTGGCAAATGCGGCATGCGAGCAGGCCAAGGTCGAAGAGTCACAGACATCACCGGCCGAGATTGGCAAGGGAGCGAAACGAGCACGGAAGGAGAGAGTGAAATGAGAGAGCACGGATTCAAGTGGAGGGCGCTTGGCGCGCTGGTGCTTCTCGCCATTCTGGCGGTGGCCCCAGTATTCGCCCAGACGGAGACGCCGACGGAGACCCCGGAGCCGACAGCCACGGAGACGCCGACGAACACTCCGACGAATACGCCGACCCCGACCCCCACGAATACGCCCAAGACGTACTGCTACGGGCCGCTCGGGGTGTGCTTCTTCCTGCCGTATGGGTCCGCGGAAATCCCGGAAAGTTATGAGGTGGGCTCGGATTGTTCTGGATGTGCACAGTACACGGCGACGCCGGCGCCCACAGCAACGCCTACGGAGACGCCAACCAGCACGCCCACCAATACGCCGACCAACACGCCGACGAATACGCCGACGGCCACAGCAACGGATACCCCGACTCCAACGCCGACGAATACTCCGACCAACACGCCGACGAATACGCCGACTCCGACGAATACTCCGGTCGTGTTCGAGGTCCCGCTGGATCCGCTCTACGGTATGCGTGGCGGGGCGGACATCTTCAACGGGTTCAAGCAGGCGGCGTACGACCTGAATGCGATCAAGACGTGGCTTGCGGCGAATGTGGCGACTCCCGGGCCGTCGATAGGTCTCTCGGTGCAGCCAACTCCGACCCCGACGCCTACTAGAACGGCTACACCGACTAGAACGGCGACACCGGCGGCTACGGCTACCCCGTAAGGGGGAAGGGACGAGACGATGTACTGCACGGTCGCGGATCTGAAAGCCGAGGGCATGGCGGTCGATGGAGCGGCCGCCAAGGCCCGGGCCGAGCGTCTGATCCGCGTGGCGGCCAACTGGTTCGAGGAGGCGACGGGCCAGTGGTTCGAGAGCCGGGCATTCTCGGCCGAGGCGCCGATGCTGCTCGACGGGTCCGGGACGGAAGTGCTCGACCTGGAGGTGCCGATCATCACGATCACGTCGGTCGTGCTCGATGACGTGGAGCTCGATGCGGATTACTACGTGGTCTACAACCGCCGGGTGCCCGACGATCGGATCAGGCCGAAGATCGTTCTGGCGAGCACTTCCACTTCCTCCTCGGTGCTGACGGGCGGCGCCGGTGTATGGACGAAGGGCAACCAGAATGTCGAGCTCTCAGGCACGTTCGGCTACACGGACCTGATCGGCGGCGCAGCTGCGGTGCCTGACCTGGTGAAGCAGGTCCTGATGTACCTGGTCGGGCGGGAGATGCCGGAGTTGTGCGCCGCAGGGGGGCAGATGACGCGGCGGCTTGCACGGGCGAAGTCAGAAGCGACGGACGATCACAGCTATACGCTCGATGACCTCGCGGCATCGGGCGGAGGACCGACGGGTGACGCATACGTTGACCGGATCGTGGAGCTGTACCAGGCGCCGATGATCGCGCGGGCTATTTGACGGGGGAGTCGATGGCTCCATGGGCCGGGCATACGGTCGCGATCGGGATCGAGCAGATCGATGCCGAGAAGACGGCGAAGGATCCCTCGAGGCCGGGCGAGGTGGCACTCCAGGACGGGGATGAGTGGGGGAAGACGGCAGCGCCCGCGGTGAAGACGATCGTCACGGTCCTCGGCCAGTTCAGGAGATACGACGAGGCGCGGGCGGTCCCGGGTATGGGCGGTGACATACCGGCGGCGAGAGGGCACGCGATCTTCATGAAGGATGCCCTGGCGGCTGCCGGGTTGACGCTGGCGAACGGCGACAAGATCGTGAGCGTTGCGGGCGCGGCAGTCGAGTTCTACGTGATCGACATGGTGCCGACGGTGACATACGGGGGCGAGAGCCTGGCGATGAAGGCGGTATACGCGGACAGGCCGAAAGGGCGGTGATTCGTGGCGGCGGGCGGTGCCGGGCTGATCGGCAACTGGAAGGGCATGGCCCGGAAGTTCACGGCGCTCTCGGGCCCGGCGGTCAGTACGGAGTTCATCGAGGCGCCGAAACGGGAGGCCGTGCGGCTCGTCATTGAGATCAAGAAAGGGATCGTATCGCAGTCGCCCGGGGGCCAGCAGTTCCAGAGGCTCGCACAGTCGACGATCGACCGGAAGGGGTCGAGCCAGGCTCTGATAGACACGAGCTCGATGATAAGCGCGATCACGTTCAAGGTGCTGGAGAACGGGGCGATATTCATCGGGCTCCTGCGGACTCAGGCGCACAAGGCGAAGAAGGGATCTGGTGAGGCGATCAAGATGGCGAACATAGGCGCCATACACGAGTTCGGGGTCGCCGGTGACATGCCGGATCAGAACCCGCTCGGGGACACGTTCCTCGGCGGGAACAGAAACATGCGGATCCCGGCGCGACCGTTCATCGGGCCGGTATGGGCGAAGGAGAAGGCGGCGATCATGGGGCGCATCGGGTCGTCGGTACGGAAGGCGCTGAAGGGCATAGGGTTATGACGGCTGGGATGATCGAAACGGTGAAGGATGCGCTCCTGGCGGATTTGAGGGCGCTCTATGGGGACCTCGTGACGGACCCCACGCTCGACATCACCCTTATCGTGCCCCCGACGTTCAACCGCGAGACGCGGGCGCCGCAGATCATCCTCACGGATTTCATTCTTGTGCCGTGCTGGCCTCAGGGGGCTGGGGTAATCGATGTGGACAGGGACGAGACGGCCGGAACGGTCGACGAGATCAACGCCCCGATCCACCGACATATTGAGTTCGCCGTTACGGCGGTCGCGCGGTCGAGCCGGGCTGCGGAGCGCATGTCGGAGGCAATGACGGTCTACTTCGGCTCGTATCCGCGGTGCTTGGAGTTCACCGTCGGGGAAGGCGATGCCGCATATGCGTTCAAGTTTCCGAAGGAGCTTGCGGCGGAGTTCAGGGACGCAACACAGCCGAATGACGGCGGGTTGTTTTTCTACGAGGGACGGGCGCGGATCGTGAACGTGCCGATATACGACGGCGTGCGGACGAAGCGGAGGCTCGCGACGGGCACTGAGATCGCCGTGCGCGACATCGACAGCGAGGAGACGCTCGTGACCGCGATTGATTCGGTCAACGACGACTAACACAGGGGAGGGAATGACAATGGTTACTCTCGGAAGCGGCGCGCCGGGTGAAGTCGTAACGGTGCGGGATTACAGCGGTTACACGGCGACCGCGCTCAAGGGATACGTCCTTTTCCCGGGCATATTCACTCGCGGGCCCATGGGCGCGCGGCTGGGCGGGTCGTGGTCGGATATCCTCGCGACCTACGGCGACATCATGGACAACTACGATTCCATCTACCTCGTCAAGCGCATGATGTCGCTCTACGGCGCAAAGCCCATCATCTGCCGGATCGCCCACTACACGGATCCGGCGGACGCGACGAGCTGCACGGCCACCTGCGGTGCGGCAACGCTCGTTGACAGGGCTGGAGCCCCCGGATCGACACTCGGGATCACGGCGATCGGGCCCGGGGCTGACAGCGCGAACCTCAGGTGGACTGTCACGGACGGCACCATCAATCCCGCGACGGAGTTCAACCTCGTCATCGAGCACGACACGGATACTCACGTCGCGACGGAGGTCTACAAGAACGCCAGTATGGACCCCGCCGCCGCCAACTACATCCTCACCCTGGTGAACGGCGTATCGGTCATCGCGACCCTCGCGGATCTCGGTGCGGGAACGGACTACACCGAGCGGCGTCCGGCTGTCGGGACCGGGGTCCTCTCCGCGGGCGACGACGGACTGACCGGCCTCAACGCCGCCGACTGGATCGGGGACGAGGCTGCCGGGACGGGGTTCTACGCATTCGATGAGTTCGACGAGGCGATGCTGATCGTGGCGCCGGAGTCCTCGCTTCTCTCGACGACCGGCCCCGCTGCGGTACAGGCCGGATTGCAGACGTACTGCAACACGCACAGGAAGCAGCTCGTGTTCGCGATCCATACCCCGCCCGACGGGCTCATTGCCACCGATGCGGCGGACTTCAGGAACGGCGTAGGCGACTGGGACCACACGCCCATCAACGACTGGTGCGGCGCGATGTACTGGGGCGACCTCGAGGTGCTCGACCCGCGGACCGGATCGAAGACGGTTTACATCAATCCCGCGGCCGACGTCGCCGGGCGCATCGCGAAGTCGCACATACAACGCAAGGAGTGGTTCGAGGTGGCTGGCCCGAAGTTGGGGAACCTCGACGCATCGGTCCTCGGCGTCCGTTACAACATCGGCCCAGAGTGCAAGGAGGCGTACCGGGACATCCTGGCGAACGCGCAGGTCAACCCCATCGTGAAGGACAGCGACGGGTGCTATATCGACAACTTCAGCACCCTGCAGCGGACGTCCACGCAGCTCCAGAACTGCTCGACCGCCTGGCTCATCATGGTGATGAAGAAGGCGCTCCTCAAGTACGCGAAGGGGTACCGCGCCTACAAGATCTGCCCGACGACGTGGCAGCTAATGGACGCGGAACTGAGGCCGTGGCTCACGCAGCTCCAGTTGGATCTCGGGTTCGCGTCCTTCTACCTGAACGTTGATGCGAACGCGCCGAACATCGAGAGCGGCACGATCAATACGACCACGACGATCGAGCAGGGGATCCTCATGGGCGATATCGCGGTGAAGCCCATCCCGTCGGCGAAGTGGGTCGGATTCTACCTCAGCATCACGAAGCTCAGCATGACGTTCCAGGACTACGAGGCGATCTCCAAGGTGTAAGTGACGGAACGCGGGACAGACTGAAAGGGACCGGAGGGACGGAAAATGGTACTTGAAAGCTACAACAGCGGACTGCGGCAGGAGTGCATGTTCGCGGTGATCTGGAACTCGATCGAGCTCGGGCTCGTGAAGGAGTTCACGCTGCCGGATCTCGAGTGGGAGGTCCAGAAATTCGGAAGCGCGGGGACATATTGGGACCACAAGGAGGCCGGCCGGCTCCTGGTCGGCCAGTGGCAGATCGTCAAGGGCGTCAAGGCCGACGAGACGGACGAGTGGAACTGGACGCAGTTCTGGCGCGTCCTCAGCATGCCGCCCACCGTGTACCAGGCGACGGACCTCGTTTTCTGCGAGCTCTCCGTTGACCGCGCGTCGTACAAGCGGAAGTGGACCCTGCACCGGCCGTGGGCGTCGAAGATCCCGGGGCTCAAGTTCGACGGCATGAGCTCGAACTTCGTGCTCGAGAATCTCACCGGCGAGTGCGACTACGTGGACTTCACGAATCTGTAGCACCACGAAACAGTATCCCGGTCGCGCCGGCTGAGTGTCCGCCGGCGCGGCCATAAGGCATAGAGAAATCAGCATCGCGCAGCACGGAGGCTCGTATCCTCGGCAGAGGGGCAGGGCTTTCCGGCTCAAGAGTCCAACCCGTACAGGAGGAACGCAGCAAATGGAACAGACCCCGAAGGCAGAAGCGAACACCGTCAAGTCTCCGCCCCCCCCGGTCATCGAAGCACCCGAAACGTCGGCCCCTGACCGCGCAAAGAAGTCTGTGGAGGCCGCTTTCCCCCGCCTCCCGCACGCGAAGGCCGTCCAGACGAATACCCTCAACCTCCCAAGCGGTGGCGTCGCGGTCATAAGGGCCGCAGGGGCAGCGGAGGAGGATCTCCTGTCGAGCATGAAGCTCCAGGAGAAGGATGAGGCCCTCGATCAGTGGCTCGCCGGGTGCGTCGTGTCGTTGAACGGCGTAAAGAACGGCGGCCCCGATGATGAGGCCTTCCCCGGCCTCATTCTCAATCTCCTCCCCGGTGACCGGCGCTATATCGCCGTCGAGATCATCAAGCTCACCTATGGCGAGAAGATCGATTGCCCCGTTGACTGCCCCCACTGCGGCGAGGTGAACGAGCTCACCGTGAACGTGGACGCGATACTCGCATCGAGCAAGCCCTACCCGGCGGTGCTGACATTCGAGGTCCTGCTCCCATCCGGGAAGAAAGCCGTCTGCGGCTACAACACGGGCGTCCACCGGAAGGCGCTGCAGTCGCTCGGGGAGGATGCTATGTCGCTCCTCGCGGGGCTGAAGATGCGGCTCCGGTCGATTGACGGGGTGGCATCGACTTCGAAGTCCTGGGCGGAACTGGACGGGCCGGACCGAGCGGCGCTCAGGAAGGCGATCCTCGCGCATCCCGATTGCGGGCCGGATACCACCGTGCGGAACGTCTGCCGGAATAAGAGGTGCGGCAAGCCGTTCATGACACCGCTGGAGATGCACCTGTCTTTTTTCTTGCCCGGGCTACGGCTCAGTTAGAGGCCGACTTCTTCGCCCTGACATACGGGGGCCAGATGGGGCAGCAGCTCTCGGAGGTCATGTCGTGGCCGGTTGAGAGGCGGCGGCGGATGGTGAAACGGTTGGAGGCGCAGAAGAAATACGAGGGCGAGTACATGGCCGCGAAGGCACGCGAGGCGAGGCGGAAGGGCAAGAGGTAGCGGGCGATGATGGACCTATCGAGCGGACTGATGACGGCGACGGGCCTTGGGGT